TTCTAGCTTAATTCTTTTAGCCATAAAATTCTCCTTTAAGGTGTACCACTCGTAAATGAGTATAAGCACCTAACTGTTATTATTACTCCCCCATAAGGAAATATAGTTCCCTCGTCTGTTTCAATAGAAACGATTTGCGTATCAAGTGCGTTTCCATTTCTAGTTCTATCACTATCTAGTGCAGTTTCAACTGTTGATACTAATTGATTTCTTTTCGTATCGATGTTTGTTGTCGTTGCACTTCCATTAGTAACAAAACCAAATATTCTAAAATCAATCGTACCTTGTCTTGTAATGCCAGTATTCTTGATCGTAATATCTTCTCTAGTTTCATCAGCAGTTTGAACAAATACTGCTGGGAATTGTTGCTGTGATAATTCTTCAGCATCAAAAGGATTTCTTTCTACTTTACCAAATGTAATTGGACTGCTAACCGCAGATAAAGTTGAAACAATATGTGCCGCAATATCTTCTCTTTCACTCATAATCTTAAATCTCTCATCATAGTATCAGTAAATATTTTTACTGCTTTTTCTTCTTCTTTTTTACCAACTGAGAAAAACTCTCTTTTAATTTGTGCTTTACCAACACCAAGTGTATCGTTGTAAAATGCTTTCAGATTTTGTTGTCTATTAGGAAAAAATATTTGTCCTTTTGTTTTAGAAAATGTTTTAAATGACATATTCCCTAACATTTGACCTGATCTAAATAGATTAGGTGTTGTTGTTCTTCCTTCTTTTGCTCTGCGTTTTGCATATTTAGGTGAGTAAGGTCTGAAAGCTCTACCTTTGAAATCTCTACCTTTTCTTGTCCTGTCTTTGATTGCGTTTTGCAAAAACATTGCTGTTTTGTTTAGTGCTTTTCTTGATGCGTTAGGTATCTTTGTCTTTAATTGACTCAAAGCACCTTGAGCCGCAGTAACTTCAACATTAATATTTACTGCAACCACTATCTAACCAATCTAAGTTGATGTATTGCTACCTTCTCTGCATCAGCTATAGAACTATCCTCGTCAGCATCATACTCAATACCATCTCTCAATATGTCAGAAAACTCATCTTCATATGCTGTACGATAATAAGTTCCCATTTGTTGAAATCTATCCTCGTCTCCTTCAGAGTTAAATTTAGTCAATGCTGGGCATATGTAATACCCAAGTGTTCTGTAAACTGTTGCTCTCGTCCATTGTGAGTCTGTAAGTAAAGTTAAATTAATCTCTATGCCACCAGCATAGCTTCTGTTTCTTGATTGGTTGCTATGATAAACAGACCACCATCTGTTTCTAATATCTCTTTGCACATCTGCAATTGCTTGAGTTACAAATGCGTCTTGCTCACTTGTCGATAAACCCATATCGCCTATATCAGGCTGATATACTAATAAATCTGATCTTGTTGCAAATGCCATAATAAAATCCTTGTTAAATAAGTTGGAGGGAGAGGAAAGGTACTCTCCCCCCTAGTTGTTGATCTAAAATCTAGTAAAATTACTGGATTGAAGAATCAGCTTCGATCTCACAACCATGTCCATCGATTAGTTCACCAACACCATAAACTGCTGTTGCAACTAACTCAGTACCTCTGATTGAGGCATCTCTTTGTTGTTCGATTTTAAGGTCTTGCATCATTGCTAAACCTAGTGCGTCTCTGTGGAAAACAGCACCTTTATAATCACCAGTTGTTCCCGGCTCATTACCAGATGAGTCAGCTATGTTTGATGTTTCATATACATCAACACCAGCGATCTGACCTACAAAACCAGTTCTCAATGCTTCATTACCAACACCCGGATTAGGGTTAGCAAAAGTATTTGTCAAACCAGATTTCAAGTCAAATGCAACTTGTGGGTGTATAACACAAGCGAGGTCATCACCCGGAACACCAGCCGATCTAAGTTTTGCTACTGCTTGGAAAATTAGCGATGCAGACATAGCTGTTGAGTTTGATCCAACAGTAGTTGAAAACCCACCAAATAGTGCAGTTAAGTCTAAATCAATTTTCTTTGCAATTGCCTCACCAAACAATTTTCCTAAGTCTCTGATTACATCTGATTCAGATACATTCCTAGAAAGATCAGTAACAGTAGCCATAATTCCGACTTCTGATACAGTCAAATCTTTTTTGGAAGTTGAGACCGCAGTATTTGTTAGGTCAGTTGCTTCTGCAACAGCCGCCGCAGATACAGTTGGGTAAATTGGCACTTGTAGTACCTTGCCTGAATTGTTAGGCATTTGGAAATTTCTGACAAGACCTCTCATAATTGATCGCTCAGAAGCTACAAATAGAGCTTCAGCAACCAATGGGGAGATCAAATCATCTAATGTCGATGTTGTTGTTTCGTTAGCCATAATTTTCTCCTATATGGTTAAATTGTTATTAATAATTTTTGAATTTTTCCTTACGATATTCCATGTATCTGGCTTTATCTTCAGGATTATTCATATTTAGTTCCGCCAAATTTAACGGTTTAGGTGTATCACCGCCAACACTCGATTTACTTCCAGCACCACTTGGTGATGCTACTTTGAAATGAGGATTGTCATTTAGAAATTGTTCAACATATTCTTTGATACTCATTGGTTCTGCTTTGTCGTTAAAAATTGGCAAGTTATTATCACCAATAATTTCTGCTTTACCATCTTCGCTCAGTTGAACTTTATTCTTTAACAAATTGACTACTTGCTGTGGTTTTATAGCTTGTTGATTACTAGCTTCTTTAAGTAATTCATCATCAATTCGTACAGCTTTTAACTCGGCTTTTTGTTGTGCAATAATAGCATCTTTCTTTGAAACTGTTTCTTTTAATACTGTTTCAAATTCGCCTCGTTCTTTTTTCATCTCTAACTCTCTTTTTTCTTTTTCTTCTTTGAGTTTTCGTGCTTCGTCTGGATCAATGCCTTCAAACATTTTTTCAAGTTTTCTTCTTTCTCTTGCCAATCTGTTTTTAAAAGCATTGTCAAACTCCTCTTGAGTAAGTAGTTTTTCTTGAGGTTCTTCCTGTTTTGTTTCAAGAGATTCAGTATTCTCAATCTCCGTTTTTTGCTCGTCAGCCATAGTAGATTTCTCCTATATTATTAAATCGCCATTTTCATTATACCAACTCGGATCAGTTGGTTGCAGATGGTGTCGGCAATTATAACCACCTCTGCTTATAAATGGATCGGAAGTAGATTTTCCTTTCCAACTCTCAGATGACCACTTATCCCTAAGTTCATCTTCTGAAAATATTTTTCCTCTATTCGAAATACAAAATGGTCTACTATCACCAATTATATCTCCATAATAGAGAAAATTTGTAAGTCCAGCTTCAGTTGCTTTCGCTTTTGTAAACTGTCCATCAAACTCCATTAAACTATCGTGTGCTAACTGCTTTGAGTATCTTCTCATATTCTCACCAGTTCGATCAGCACCATAGAAAGTATGCAACCTATCTATTGCTTTTTGCCTTGCGACTTCATCTGTTGTTGTTGCTACAAACTCTACCAATTCATCAATCTCATCTACATCAGCTTTGATATAAACTCCGTTTATTCTTTGCTGTAATTCCTTTTGCATATCGGTAAATGATTTACCAGCAATTGTCGAGGAGTAAACATTATCAGCAAGTGCATTAGTCGTCTCAGTTGCAATATCTAAAAAGCCAGTAAACTTTAATCTCTTGAGATTTGTAATCGTCTCAATATCAACCTCAGTAAGTGTTTTAAACTTTGCTGGTATTGGCAAGTCTTTCATGTTTGCAACAATGACTTTTGCTAACTTGTCATACTCTCTAACTGTGTTATCAGCCCACAGTAAGTAATGTTTATCAATTGCTTCTTTCAGCTTTGGTCTAATCTCAACTGCTAATCGTGCTTCAAATAGTTTGCCTTGCCTCTGTGGTAATTCATTTGCAATCTTAACAACATCTCTTTCAAGATTTTCAAGTGCGATGTTCAATCTATTATTATGTCTAAGTTCAATATCATCTACTAGGTTTTCTCTAGCTTGTGCAAGTTTCTCAATCTTATCCATTATCTTCTTTTGCCTTGTCCTCTATACTTTTTAAAACTTGCTTTTTTCTTTTTATTCATTGTGCTTGTGATTGGATTTCGTCCAATCGATGTACCTTTTTGTATAGGCACATGAGCAGAATATGTTTTACTCTTTCTCATTCAAATTTTTCCAAAACTCATCAAGTGGGTTATGTTCACAATTCATGCATGGGCAACTAGGACATTGACTACCATTTGAGCAATGACATTCATGCTCACAGTTTTTGCACATCATTCGATTATCCTCTTTATCCGTAAACGACCCATGTCATTTTCAAGTTCAACCTTCAGCTCACTACATTTTACATATATTCCCTCTTGCTCCTCACCTATTTGTCGAGAAACAATTCTCTTTTGAGATAAACAATCTGACATTCCATTAGTTGGAACATACTCTAATACTTTATCGCCATCTTTTATCATCATCATTACAAATACAAGTTCGATCATCAGTAAGTTCCATTCTTTTCTTCAAGGTCAATTATTCTTTCTTCATGGAACTGTATAACCATGTCGTTCTTTTGTATCATTGGTATCTCTTGTTCCATTTGAGATTTTAGTTTATCTACATTTTCACTAAGGAATTCAACCAACATAAAAAGTTCCTGTATTTGTGGCGATACCATATCTCCTTTAGGAACTCCATCAATAAAATCATTTGCCGCCTCCAAGTCTTTTGTTATCAATTGTAACTCAGTTTCCACAAGAGTTAATCGCTCCAATAGATTAAAATATGAGAATGTTCCTATAGCTACAGCCGCTAATATAGCAATTAAATTTTTAGCTGGTAAACTTATCTTGCTATCTTCAGATAAATCTAATCTACTCGGCATCTTCTTCTTCAGCTACCTCTGCTTGAGTTTGTGCTGTTTCAAATACTCCTATCTCTGCTTGTGCTGTGATCTCATCATTGATCGTGCTGATTACTGCATCATCATCTATAACCGCACTCACAATCTGCTTATCAATCTCTTTTTGGAATGTGCTTGATCTTACACCACTTGCTTTTGCTTGTTGTAAGAAAGCAAGATCAGAAGCATAATCTCTTAGGTTGAAGCTGTCAGGATAATCAATCTCACCATCAAATGACTTGCCTTGCCACATAGCCCACAAAGACCAAATTTGTTCTTCTGCATTCTCAAGTAAATCAGCCTTCTCACTTAATGTAGAATTCAGATTTTCAAACTCAGTCTGTAATGCAATCCCTGATTGTACTTGAGTTTTAGTTTGTCTGACACCAGACATATGAGTTGCTCTGTCTATCATCTCAATCTTTTGCTCAATTGATGATCTGATCTCACTCAGGTTCGATCCGCTTGGCTGTAATAGAAAAGGTTTTAGCCCACTATCTAAATCATCTGGCATTGATATGATCGCACCAGCACCAGCACTAGCCTCAACTCCTTGAGTTTTTACCAAGCTAGGGTGGTTTGATAATCTGATAAGCTGTTCCATCTCTGATAACTCGTTGTAAATAGACTGTTGCAATAATGCAACATCTGTTAGATCACTAATTCCTACACCAAGTCTAGGCGATCTTTTGTTATACAAGCAGATAGCTGGTATTTTACCAATCTGATTTGGCTTTACTTCAAGTGTTTTTGGCTTTCCTCTTTCTGGTACAAACACATAAGAAATTTCATTTGGTGTCCACATTCTGTAATACGACCCATCTGATGTTACTTCTTCTCGCACCTTTATGTAATCCAGTATGTATTTACCACTTGCGGCTCTTACATAGTTCCAGTCCATGACATTATCTGGAGTTATCATAGTCAGGTATGGTCTAATATCTTGACTTAGTTCCTCTGCTCTTGTCTGTGCATTGCTCTCAGGTTTATCTACAAAAATCCAAACATTCCCATATACACTAGAATAGGTCTGTGCGTTCTTCATAAACGCATTGAAGTTTTGTCCGTCTAAGTCTGTATCATTTAAGAATGATTCTAAACTAGGATCATCTTGCAAAGAGCCATATTCTCTTGTTGGTGGCACTCTGAATAAGAAACTAGAGTAAATACTAATTATATTTCTGCAATGGTTGTCTATAGGTGTATAATTTATTCTGTTTTGATATTCTATATCAAGTTCCATTGCATATTCATGCAAGAAACTACCTGATCTATATTCTTCTCCACCAAGATATGATCTCAAGTAAAAGTTCCATCTATGAATCATGAGATCATAGTTTTCGTGTTTGTTTTCCAAAAATTCTTTGTCTCGAATTAATGAATCGATATTTTGACTAATTGAGTACATTATTTAATGCTCCATCTCTGAGGTAATTGTTTTGTATATTGTTTTCTTATAGGGAACAAATAATCTACCGCATAGCCAATGGCATCGTTCATATGGTCAAATCCGCTATCCTTATCAGGTTGCGTAGTTCCCTCTTTGTAAAGGTGTCTTTCCAAGCCTCTAATTATGTTCTTACACTTAGGGTCAATGAACATCATTCTTTGCTCGTTTGTATTCTTTAGTCTGGAGTTTACAGCATTTATTCGATCCCTGATCTGTGGGTGAACATTCTTTACTCGGACTGTAAATCCAGCATTTTGCAATATGTTTAGGTCAGTCCTACCCCCAGCAGAAGTTTTCCGTTGTTTACTAGCTGGGTCAGGATAGACTATGATTGATCTGTTAGGGTATCTTGATTTGATTTCCTTAACCAATTCGTCTGTATTTGACGAGTATATTACGACCTCATCAATAAAATTTATAATATTATTTTGTAACTGAAAGATAGCCGCAGACATTGGGTCTATGTTGA